GGTTATCACAGGCGTATCTAATCTTGATGCTCAAATAAACAACACATCCGATGCAAATGTTGGTGTGTCTAATGATACTGTGCTTATTGTCGCCGTTGATAACACAAATCAAGATGATAATGTATCTATTTCTTTGGGTACAAATAAGGTAACCACATACAGTAATATTGCTCAAGATGATGTAATATCAAATACCGTTGGTAGTCTGACTGTTGTTGGGTCTATTGTATCAACTCAAGATAATGGTGCAGGGTCTACAGCACTTGCTTCGATAATTAACACTGTAGGCGATTTCGCTCCTGTTACGTTAGATTCTAATGTTGGTACAACAATCGGTGGCTCTAATATCGAATCATCCATGGTATCAGTAAATCTTGCTAATTCTGCATCTAATATTGGCACTACTAATATCGGTGCTGATTATGTATCACCAAGTGCCAACAACACATCATCCACAAGCGCAAAAGTTAATGTATCAGCTTCAAGTGATATTGTTGTTGCTAGTAATGGCGGTGTTACTGAACTTCTTAGAGTTAGAGTTATTGATTTCGCGCCTATCACATTAGATTCTAATGTTGGTGTGTTGGATGCAACAACAGGTGTTAAATTATCTATTGATTCGACCCAAGGTTCTGACGTAGGAAACTTTGTTGGTAAGATGGGTAAAGCCACAGCTAATTCGTCGATTGTTGTTGATGGAGTTGGTAATACATTTGTCGGTCAGTCATCGGTAGAGTCATCCTCTAATATTGGGGTCGATTCCAATACAGGTGTTGCCGTTGCTTCGGCTTCTATTGCATCAAATGTTGCTAGTAATGTTGCTAGTAATGTAGGAACAATCACTGCAGATAGTGTCTTGGTTGACTCTATAAACACATCAAACTCTGATGATATATCAGTTATAGTAGGTGTTTCATCTAATAATTCTGATTCATCTATTGTTTCTGACGATGATGTTTCGTATACTTTAGGTCAAACTACGAATAATGCTTCTATTGTTGGTGTTTCTGACGATGATGCGATGCTTGAATTTGGGTTTATCAATAGGGAATCGGGTAGACATGTAGTTTACTTGAATTCACTCATCACGACATCACTGAATTTTAATAGTAGAGTGACAAATAATGTCACATTACAGAGTCGTATCACAGCATCAAAAATACTACATTCTGCTATAAAGATAAATACATAATTAGAGAGGCAAATAACGATGGATAATATTTATGTGGGTGACGTTGGTGTGTTAGTGAAAGTTGATGTTGGTCAGGACATTAGTTCATCATCAATTCACACCATAAATGTTGTTTATCCTGATGGCACTATAGCCAATTGGTCGGCTTCTATTAATGGTAATTTTTTAGAATATATTACGGTAGCAGGCGACCTTGATATAGCAGGCAGATATAAGATTCAAGCTTATATTGAAATGGGTGTGTATAAAGGCTATGGTGATACTGACATTTTAATCATAAGCAAAAGAGGTGTCTAAATGATTATTCAAACTAAAGACGAATTGGTTGATTATGCCTTTAGAAGATTAGGTGCTCCCGTAATCAATATTGAAGTTGAATCGAATCAGGCATTTGATAGAGTTAATGATGCGCTAGAATATTTCTTCGAGCGTCATTATGCAGGATATAACGAAATCTTCATCAAGAAAGTTGTCACTCATGCTGATGTGGCTAATGGATTTATTTCCATGGGTTCTGATGTGGATGCTATATTGGAAGTGTTGTCGTCATCTACGAGTTCAGGTGAGCGTATGTTTGATTTGGATTGGCAATATGCCGCAGACCAATTCATGAATCTTTCTACATCAAATTTGGCAGAATATCAAATCAGTATGAGTCATCTATCATTGATGCAAGATTTACTTGTGCCAAGAAAAGAGTACACATTTAATAGCGCATCCAATAAGTTTGTTCCTCAATGGGATTTCACTTCTGTTGGTTCGGGTAACCTCATTAAAGGTGCTTTGAGTGCGTATATCACAACAGGTGCTCCAACGGTTGTTGACCATGTAGTAAATAATAAGTTTGGTAAGCTATTGGCAAACACTATCACAGCAACCCAGTCAGGCGTGACGACCTTAACAAGCACAATTGACACCAAAGGTCAGTATGTGAATGGAATCCGCACCTTGGTCACTAGCTTTCGTTCTGATTCTTATTCAGGAAACGGAATCATAACCGTTAAGGATGCTGCAGGTACTATTGTTGGAACTAAAACGGTTGTTGTTGGTTCTGTATGGTCAGAAGAAGTTTTAGAATTATCCTGGCTATCCACCAACGTTAATGATATTATTGTCGAATTATCATTCACCTCGGTAACAGGTTTGGAAGTGATTGAGTTATCTGACCCATTTTTGTACTATAATAATATCGTGGTGTTGCGTGCATACAAATCATTAAACGCAACCGACGTACCGAATGTGTATAATGATAGATGGGTTAAGAATTATGCTACTGCACTGATTAAGCGGCAATGGGGTGAAAATATCTCTAAATTTGATGGCATCCAACTTCCTGGCGGAATCACCATGAATGGCGGTAAGAAATTTGAAGAAGCTATTATAGAAATTGATAAATTAGAGGAAGCTTTCTCAGCCGATTATGAACTTCCTGCTATGTCGCAATGGGCTTAATTAGATGATTAATCCGCATTTTAAACTTCATGGAATCAATGGTCAAAATTCCAATGAGCAGGATTTGGTTAATAAGTTCATCACCGAAACCATTCAACAGCTTGGTTTTGATGTTAAATATATTCCTCAAACCTTGGTCAACGAAGACCCATTATTTCACGAGAATCCTGATGCTGTATTCAATTCAGCGACCACTATTGAAGCCTACTTAGAGTCTGTTGAAGGATTTGAAGGTAATGGTGACCTAATGCAATCTTTTGGTTTGGATATTCAAGACCAAGTTAGATTCCATTTCTCACAGGTAAGATTTAAAGAAGTTTTGGGTATGGCTAGACCTATGGAAGGTGATTTAATTTATTCACCTCTATCCAAGTCATTATTTGAAATTAAGTATGTTGAGCACGAATCTGTATTCTATGCAAGTGGAACTCTACCTTCGTTCCAAGTTAAATGTGAAAAATATGAAATGTCTTCTGAGAATTTTGCCACAGGCATTACAGAAGTTGATGAACTAAATAATATGGTCGATTCTTTTGGCGATAATACTCAGATTGAAAATGATGCATTAGCACTACAAGCATTTGATGAGAATAATCCATTTGGCGACTCAAGAGGTTAAGTTATTATATGTTGACAGGTTACTTTTATCGTGGCTCAATTCGCCAAATATCAACCGTTATCGGGTCTTTATTCAATAACATACATGTGCATAGGCATGATGCGGCAGGAACGCTTACAAAGGATATTACAGTACCTCTATCGTATGAGAGCAGAGCGGCATACTGGTCAAAATTACATGAGTCTCAATCGTCTAGCGATGGCGTAGCCGACTTAGAAAAACACTTACCTAGAATATCATATCACTTGGACTCTTTGACTCCTGATTTGGCAAGACAGATGAGTGCTATGCATCAGAACATTTCCAGTGTAGCTTCGCAGGTTGCGAATAATGTGATAACTCAGAGAAACCCTGTTGCATATAATCTATCATATTCTATAAATATCTTCACAAAACATATTGAAGATGGTTTAGAAATTATTGAGCAGATTGTTCCGTTGTTTAGCCCACTTTATAACATCACATTAAAAGACCCATCAGGGTTAGGCGTTAATGAAGATATGCCTTTAGTTTTAGAAGGTATTGAGACTGACGATAATTACAAAGAAGGGTTTGAAGACAATCGTGTTGTGTCGTGGACTATTGTGCTTACTGCCAAGTCTAGTTTGTATCCTATCATCAATAACCAATCCGTTATCGAGACGGCTATCACTGAAATTAGTGACCAAGCAACTATGATACCTGTAATACAAACCGTAACACAAACAGCTACTACTAAAACGGTAGTAGAAGGATAAGGATAATAATAAATAAGATGAATAAGATTGTCGGTTTTATTAGTGGAGAAGATTATGATGGTATCTAAATTGGTGTCGGTAGTGGTGCTTAATGAGTATTAGTACACTAGAAGAGTCTTTGGAGTTATTGCCAATGGAAGCTGACGATATAGAAGAAGCCACGATTATTCATGCTGTGCCGACTCTTGAATCAGTGTCTCCTAAAGAGGATAGAAACACCGACTACGAGTTAATTCGCGCTATACTAACTGATACCCTTACCAAGACATCAAATGCTCTTACAGGCGCTTTGTTGTCTGCTAATGAAACCAAGCACCCAAGAGCATTTGAGGTTGTTGGTGGACTAAGTAAAACTATTGCAGGGGTTGGTGGTGATTTAATATCGCTTCATAAAACAATGTCTGATATAAAGACGAAAGAATCTGAGGGAAGCCGTTCAGTTGACGAAGAAGGCGAGCCTAGTGTTTTTGATGGAGATTCAAGTAGTCTAATTTCTATTTTAGAAGAAGCCGAAACAGAAAAGAGCACCTAAAATAGGTGCTCTTTTAAACCAAAAATTATTATTATTATGCTTTGATGGTGACTTTCAAGAATGGAGCACCCTGTGTCTTGTAAAGTTTTTCGATTTCTTTACGTTGTGTTGCCAATACAGCTTCTTTTGATTTGATTTCTACCCATTCAGGCACAGTTTCGCATGCAGCTTTATCGGTGATGCTCTGACAGGTGATTGTCACCTTGGCTACATGAGGAACTTCATCTGTTTTGATACCCGACGAGTTCATGTTTGCCATAATTTTAGTCATAGCCGCTTTATAGTTTGCTGTAGCATCATCAGCAATAGCCTTTAGTTTTACCATTTCTTCAATCATTGTTGTACGTTTACACATTATTATAATACTCCTTTTTTTTATTAATCAATAAGTTTTAATTCAAAGTTATCATTGTTGGCTTCTTCGATAGTATAAAGGTTTCCTTCAACCTTAACAGTATCGCCTAAAGAAACTTTGGTGCGGATAACCACTCGTTGTGGGTGATTAGATATACATGTACCATCTAAGCTAATCCATACCAACTTATGGATTAGGCTCTGTTTGTATTGCGAAAATTCATCGTCGTTTATTGCTTTGTTCATTGCGACTGTTTTGTTAAATGATTCAATTGGACAATTGCCGTCACCCATAGCGCATCCAATAACCGTACCTACTGTAGCGTATTGTGGTAATTTAGTATTACCTGCTACCTCTAATTTGTCGTTATGTTTAAGCGTTTTAATAAATGTCATAATAATAATCTCCGTTCAATGTTTCTATGGCGAAGTATAGTAACCTAAAAGCTTATTGCAAGCTTTTTATTAATCCGTATAAATACTAGGATATGGCAACAGGAATACATAGAGGAAACCCACTCATTAGAGCGCATAATACAAAATATGCGTTTAACAAGCATGAGTTATTGGAATTTAAGCGGTGTAAAGAAGACCCAATATATTTCATAGAGAACTATATCTACATCATTAACTTGAATGATGGTAAGACCCTATTTAAACTCTATGATTTTCAAAAAGAGATGATTACCTCATATAAAGAGAATAATCGAGTCGTTGTTGTATCAGGAAGACAGCAAGGTAAATCCATAACATCGGCATCATTTCTTTTGTGGTTTGCAATTTTCCGTAAGGATAAGACCACAGCACTTTTAGCGAACAAGGCATCAACAGCCAAAGAGATTCTTAGTCGTGTAAATCTAATGTTAGAATGCCTTCCATTTTTCCTACAACCTGGATGTAGAAACATTAATAAATCTTCTATTGAATTTTCCAATGGTTCTGAAATCTTTTGCGCTGCAACATCATCAAGTTCTATTCGTGGTCGCGCTGTGGATGTTGTTCTACTTGATGAGTTTGCATTTATTGAAAATGCAGAAGACTTTTATACATCAACCTACCCAGTAATTTCATCAGGTAGGAACTCTAAAATCATCATGACCTCAACGCCATGCGGATTTAACTTATTCCATAAGTTCTATAATGATGCTATTCAATCTTTAATCCCTGGTCCTAATTTTGGAAAATCTGCTTATGTGGCTCTTAAATACACATGGAGAGATGACCCAACCAAAGATACTGCGTGGGAGCGTGTTACTCGTGCCTCTATGTCACATCAACAATTTCAACAAGAATTTGAATCAGATTTCTTGGGTGGCTCTAATACGCTTATATCATCAGCTTGTATATCAGCGATGACATCAAAAACACCTATAAAATCTGCTTATGAAGGTAAGTTGAATTATTATGCAGAACCAAAAGAAGACCGTAGTTATGTAGCAACTGTTGATGTGGCTCATGGTAGGGGGTTCGACTACTCCACATTCACGATATTCGACATAACAGAATACCCGTTCACTACGGTCTGCACCTTTAGGGATAATAAAATATCACCTTTGATGTTCCCTAATGTCATTTCTCATGTAGCCATGATGTATAATGAAGCTTGGGTATTGGTTGAGTCTAATGATATTGGGCTGACTATTATTAATTCTTTGAATGATGATTTAGAGTATGAAAACATTATACCGTCATTGGATGGCAAAGATTTTGGTGTTAGAACAACCAAGAGCGTTAAAGCTAATGGATGCTCAAACTTAAAAGATTTGATGGAGTGTAATAAATTAACCACCAATGACGCTAATACCATCGCTGAAATAGCCAATTTCATTGCTAAAAGGTTCTCATATGAAGCTGATAAAGGTCACCATGACGACTTGGTTATGAATTTAGTCTTGTTCGCATGGCTTACAGGTCAAATATTCTTTGAAGAATTACGCGATGCTCATAATCTTCGTGATGACATTTTTGGTGATAGTATAGAAGAAATGGAAGCATCACTTTTACCTTTTCATGTTATAAGTCATGGTGAAGAAGAAGGAAATATTATTGAATTCGGTAATATAATG